CAATGATCTGTTCTTCGGAAAAGCGCTTCTTCACGTCCAATCTCCTTCGGTTAGGGAATTGGACTCCAAACTGCGGTGCTACTCAAAATCGGGGGGACGTCGCGGCCACAAGATAGCGATAGTGTTTGCAGACGAAAGGTAGATAGCACAAGAAGTGGGGCTGGAAATTCCAGCCCCTTGATTCTTTAAAGCGAAGACAATCGCTTGGATGCGATAGCTACATAGTGGCTGGTCAGTTCTAAGCCGGTCCAGCCATATCCCTCCTGCTCTGCCGCCACCAGAGTTGTGCCGCTGCCTGCAAAGGGATCAAGGATCCGTCCGCTCGCTTCGCAAATCTTTACAAGCTGGCGCATCAGGTCAGTCGGTTTACCAGTTAAATGATGCTTATCTGACTTGAGAACGGGGGCGCGCACTACACCAGGGAGTACAGGCGCGCGGCGATCCAGCGGCATGTTGCCCTTGCTGCCCCACACGATATATTCGGCCTGGTTGCGGAAGCGGCCCAGCTGCGGCCGCACGCCTTCGGTCTTGTCCCAAACGGTAATGCCGCGCCAGGTGAAGCCGGCGATCTGCAGTGCGTCGGTGGTCAGCGGCAGCTGCCGCCAGTCAGTGAACAAAAGCACCGGTGCGCCGTCCTTGAGCACGCGCGCGCACTCGGACAACCACAGGTGCATCCACTTCAGGTGCGAGCGCTGATCGCGCTCATCACCGACGAAGTCGGCGTGCAGTTGCGGGCCGCCGCCCTGGACGTATTTCTGCGACGGCGGCTTGGATCGCGCGGCGGCGGTGAGGCCGCCACTCGCATACGGCGGATCAGTGATCAGCGCGTCGAACGAATTCGCTTCGAGCGTGGGCAGGATGGTCAGGGCGTCGCCCTGGAGCAGCTGGTTTTTCATAGTGAGAGCCTTCTTGGACCCGCTCGCGGCGATCGGAGGTGAGGCTCTCGGCCTTCAGGTGATTGAGCGTGCCGCAACGAGGGCACTTGATTTGGATTTCATCGAAGGCGCCGGCCTTGCACAGCAGGCGGGCGCATTCGCCACAGCGGAGGTTCTTGAGCATTGCGTGGTCTTGCAGGGGGAAAGGATTACGCAGCCGCTGGCGGCGCGTAGGGGGTGAAGGCGATGACCTCATCGCCCACCCAGTCGTTAATCTTCAACATGCGCGCCTGCAGGGGTTCCAGCTCGTTGGCGGCCCACACGGCAGCAGCCTCGCGGATCGAGCCGAAGCCGCCTGCGTTCTGCGGCACGATGCCCATGAGCTGGGGCGGGATCCGCAATGCGGCCAGCATGTCGTCGCGAGTAATGCCCTTGATGCCGCTGAACTCATCCTTGGCCGCCACCTCGCTGACCGGGATCAGCTTCAGCCCATCCTTGTTGCCGCCCGGCGAGTACAGGAACAGGTTGCGGAAGTTGCCCGGCCCCTTGGCGCCCTTCATTGCAGTGCGTAGCGCATCGACGTCTTCCTGGCTCTGCTGTGGGTCGGTCAGGTACAGGATGAAACCGGCATGCGAGCCGTTGTTGTAGTACTTGCGGCGGAACAGCGTGGCCGACTCGTTGAGCAGCGCCGACTGCATGGCCGGCATCCACTCGGGCAGGCCGTAGAGCTCCTGATCAACATCGGCTTCGCGCAACTGGAACACGCTGCCCGGCTCGAACACATGTTCGTCGTGCCAGGTGCGGACCTGGAAGTACTCACCCTCGGCAACGCCGCGCCGCACGTACTTGGACAGCGGCGCGGCCAGCGACAACGGGCCGCCCAGGCGGTTGCGGCGGCGCTCAAGGTAGCCATTGCCTAACGTGATCCAGTCCAGCGACAGCTGCTCGAACGCCTCGCGCGACAGCAGTCGGTGTGGTTTGAAGGTGCGCGCCAGCATGTTGCGCTTGAAGATCAGCCCCGACTGCAGGAAGGGATTGCTGCGGGTGGTCTTGGACAGGCCGTCCAGCGCCACCGGCGGCTCGTACCAGCGCCCGTTCTGCCAGCACTCCAGATAGTCCAGCACGCCGCGCCCATCGAGCACCGGCGTCGGGTCGCCAAAGCTAAAGGCCTCGGCGCGTGCGGGCACGGCAGGCGCTGCAGGCGCGGTGGCGGGCAGCTGGTCAGTCAACATCAAGAGATCTCCATGAAGCCGGAGTTGCGCGCGGTGCGCCCTTCCAGCGGTTCGTTCTGCAGCGCGTGGAACAGTGCCCACGCCAGGTCCGCGTGGCCGGTCTCTTCGGAGCGGCCAGCGGTGAAGGTGGATTGCCGGCCGCTGGCCGTCATGGTCTTGCGGATGGCCATCAACGACTGCGCCACGTCGGTCCAGCCGGCGTCGAACTCCAGTCGCTCGTTGTGGATGACATCGAACGCCTTGAGCACCAGGCGCGTCTTGACCTCGGGCGAGTAGCTGAAGGTGACCAGGTTCGGAAAGAACTGCTTCACCAGCTGGGCCACACCGCTGCCCATGCCGGTGGTGTCGATGCCGATGTAGGTCACCCAGTAGCGCCGCGTGATGCGCTCGATCTCGGCGGCCTGCTTGGCAAAGTCCATGCCCCGGAACTGGATGCGCTCCAGCAGCCGGAACTTGCCGCCGGTCTGCTGCGGTGGCGCCAGCACGACCAGGCCGGCGGTGTCGCCGGTCTCGGCCGGGTCGTAGCCGATCCACACCGCGCGATCGCCATAGGGGCGCGGGGCGAAAGGTTTGTAGTCCTGGCCCCATTCGATCCAGCTGTCGACCATGCACGGCTGCAGCATCGCCAACGGGAAGATGCTGGCGCCGTCGTCGACGAACTCGCACATGAGCAGGTTGGCGAAGGCGTCCGGGCTGTATTCCTCGCGCAGCTCGTCGATATCGAACAGGTCGCAGCCACGGCGCTGGGCGTCGAGGATGTTGACGATCTGCCGCCACGCGCGGTCCTGGCAGCGGCGGCCGCCGGCCAGCGCATCGTGCGAGACATCGATCTGGATCCGCTGCGCGGCCGGCTTGCCCTTGTTGCGGCGCTCGCCGGTCCAGAAGGTATAAGCCTCGTGCGCCATGCTGGACGGCGTGCTGAAGTAGGTCTTGCGCCACTTCTTGTGCATCGCCATGCCGCTGGCGACCTTGTTCAATTCGTTGAATCCGTAGGTCCAGAAGAATTCGTCGAAGTAGAAATTGCCGTGGTAGCCCTGCGCGGTGCGCGCATTGGTGCCCAGGAAGAACAGCTCGGCGCCGTTAGGAAACACGATGCTGTCGCCGCCGGAGAGTGTCTCGTCGATCGTCTCGCGCACGAACTGCTGCATGTAGCCGCGGAACAGGTGCGCCTGCGCCTTGGAGGCACTGAGGAAGATCTGATTGCGCCCGGTGGTGAGCGCATCGATCAGCGCCTCGCGGGCGAAGTAGTACGTTGCGCCGATCTGGCGCGACTTGAGGATGATGCGGGTGCGCTCGTTGCTGGCCCGGTACCAATCGCGCTGATAGTCGAAGCAACCGTCGACGAACGCGGTGGTCAGCTGCTCGACTTGCTCTTCGGTGAAGTCGTTGCGCTTGGGCTTCTTCTTCGGCGCGGCGTTGCGGTTGGCCACAGCCGGGTTCAGGTCGGTTTCGTTGCCGCCGCCCTGGTAGCGCTGGATGCGCGCTTGGCGCTCCAGCTGCCGGTGCAGCAGATCGATTTCCTTGAAGTCACCGCCGGATTTTTCCGGCTTCATGATCAGTACGACCAGGCGCGCTTCGAGTGCGCCGCCGATGCGCTCGACGTTGTCTGCGCGATCCCACTCGTCACGCGACTTCCAGCTGTGTACAGTCTTCTCATTCTCGCCGATGGCCTGCGCGATCTCAGTCACGCGCCACCCCATCCAGTACAGGAACTTGGCCTGCCTGCGGGTGTCCATCGGGAGTTGAGTGGCGACGCTGCTCATGCAATCAGAGTGACGCGCGCGATCTATTCCCGACAGTTGCAGGCCGCGTAACGCCCTGAATTACAGCCCTTTTGCGTTGCTGCGTATTGCGCAGCGTTTGACCATGCACTCATCGCATCGCAAACGCATCCAGCGCAGAGGACACGCATGTCGGCCAAGGCCAAGAAGTTCCGTTCCAACTGGTTCCGCGTGGCCGTCGAAGGCGCCACCACCGATGGCCGCACGATTCAGCGCAGCTGGATCGACGACATGGCCACGACCTACAACCGCGAGACCTACAGCGCCCGCATCTGGATCGAGCACATGCGCAGCCTGCTGCCGGACTCGCCGTTTCGTGCGTATGGCGATGTCACCGCTGTCAAGGCCGAAGAGGTCGAGATCGACGGCACCAAGCGCCTGGCGCTGTTCGCCCAGATCGAACCGACCTCCGACCTGATCACCATCAACAAGGCCAAGCAGAAGCTCTACACCAGCATCGAGGTGCAGGAGAAGTTCGCCAACACCGGCAAGGCCTATCTGGTCGGCTTGGCTGTGACCGATTCGCCAGCCAGCCTGGGCACCTCGATGCTGAGCTTCGCCAGCCAGAACCCCGAGGCCAACCCGCTGGCCGATCGCAAGCAATCGCCCGGCAACCTGTTCACCGTCGCCGAGGAAACCGCGCTGGAGTTCAGCGAGGTCAGCGATGGGCCGGTGGCCGGCCTGCTGAGCCGGATCCGCGCCGCCCTCAAGAGTGAGGACGCCACCGGCATCACTCCCGAGCAGTTTGCAGACCTCGGCCAAGGCATCGAAGAGATCGCCGAGCACGTGCGCGGTCAGGACGAACGGTTCGCCAGCCTGCAGGCCGAGCACGCCGAGCAGAAGGCAAAGCACGCGCAGCTGGCGAACGACCTGGCGCAGCTGCGCGAGTCGCTCTCGCAACAGCCTGACCCCGCGCAGCCCGCGCGCCCGGTGGTCACCGGTGGCGGTGCCGCCGTGCTGACCGACTGCTGATCCCACACACCACACACGCCGCCAGCGCCCCACCTTTGGAGCCACCATGCAAAACGCCACCCGTCTGCAGTTCAATCAGTTCGCCGAGCAGATCGCCAAGCTCAACGGCGTGTCCTCGCCGTTCCACTCCTTCGCCGTCGATCCGACCGTGCAGCAGAAGCTGGAATCGCGCATGCAGGAATCGAGCGAGTTCCTGTCCAAGATCAACATCATCCCGGTGGACGAGCTGTCCGGGCAGAAAGTAGGCATCGGCGTCACTGGCAGCATCGCCAGCCGCACCGACACCGGTGCCGGCAAGACCCGCACCCCGCGCAATGTCGCCGCGCTAGACAAGAACGAGTACATCGCCAAGAAGACCGACTTCGACACCGCCATCCCGTACGCGCTGCTCGATACCTGGGCCAAGTTCCCGGACTTCCAGGCGCGCCTGCGCGATGCCATCGTCAAGCGCCAGGCGCTGGATCGCCTGCAGATCGGGTTCAACGGCACGCATGCGGCCGCCGATACCGATCGCGCCGCGTTCCCGCTGCTGGAAGACGTCAACGTCGGCTGGCTGCAGCAGTACCGTACCAACGCTGCGCAGCGCGTGTTGGCCAGCGGCAAGGCCGCCGGCAAGGTGGTCATCGGTGGCGCAGCTGCCGGCGCTGACTACGGCAACCTCGATGCGCTGGTCTTCGACGTGGTGAGCAACCTGCTCGATCCCTGGCACCGCAAAGACCCGAGCCTGGTCGTGGTGCTGGGCCGCGACCTGATGCACGACAAGTACTTCCCAATGGTCAACAAGGAGCAGCCGGCAAGCGAGAAGATCGCCACCGATCTGATTCTGAGCCAGCGCCGCGTTGGTGGCCTGCAGGTGGCCGAGGTGCCGTACCTGCCGGACGGTGCGTTGATGGTCACCTCGCTGGCGAACCTGTCGATCTACTACCAGACCGGCGGCCGTCGCCGTTACATCCAGGAAGTGCCCGCGCGCGATCGCATCGAGAACTACGAGTCCTCTAACGATGCCTACGTGGTCGAAGACTACGGCCTGGGCTGCGTGGTCGAGCACATCGAGATCGAGGCCTAAGCCGTGGCCGACAGTCCCGCCAAGCGTCACCACAGCCGCGTGCTCGCCGAGCTGGAAGCGGCCCAGCGCGCCCCGCATCAGCTCATGGCTGGCGCCACCGCCTACGAACAGCACATGGCGCAGCTGCAGAGCGATCGCCTGCGCCTGAAGCAGATCCAGTCCGACCAGGGCAAGGCCGCGCTGAAGGTGCAGCTACTGCCCGGCTACGCGCCGTACCTTGCCGGCGTGCTTGCCGGTGGCCAGGGCGCGCAGGACGAGATCGTCACCACCTGCATGGTGTGGCGGATCGATGCCGGCGATTACGCCGGCGCGCTGGAGCTGGGCGCCTATGTGCTCAAGCACGGCCTGCAGATGCCGGACCGCTTCACCCGCACCGTGGGCTGCGTACTCGCTGAGGAAATTGCCGAAGCCGCGCTGTCGGCGCAGAAGACCGGCCAGGTGTTCGATGCGGCCGTGCTGGCTGATACGGCCACGCTGACCGCCGAGCAGGACATGCCCGACGAGGTGCGTGCCAAGGTGCACCTGGCGCTGGCCCGCGCCTGCCTGGTGGGCATCGCCGACGAGACGCCGGTCGACCAGGCCCAGCCCATCGTGGCGGCGGCCGTGACCGACCTGCAGCGCGCCATCGCACTGCACGGCAGCTGCGGCGGCAAGAAAGATCTGGAGCGCGCAGAGCGACTCCTGAAGAAGTTCAGCGCTGAGCCTGCGGGCACCAGCGCATAACCGGGCGTCCCCGCAACCCTCGCCGGCTCGGGGCTGATCCACAGCGTCTCTCTCCCGCTGCGGTGACGCCCCGACCACCGGCGACTTATTGAGCCATCCATGAGCGGATTCACTGCCACCGGCATCACCAGCGTCGAGCCCGATGCGATCGCCAACGCGCCGTTCTGGCCGGCGATCGCACCAGCCGAGCTGCGCGCCAGCATGCGCTTGGATGGCACCGTCACCGATGCGCGTCTGCGCCACGCCATCGTCGCCGCCATGTTGGCGGTCAACGATGAGCTGCAGACCTGGGCGCAGACGCAACAGGCGGCTGGCTACGCGGCGTTGAGCGATGTACCCAGCACCACCGTCGATGGCGTCTCGCGCCGTGTGCAGCTGTATCTGCGCGCGGTGGCGTGTGCCACCGCCGTCGAGGTGGCAGAGCGCTACCGCAGCTTCGACGCCACCGACAGCGCCAACCAGCGCGCCGATGACTTGTCACCCAGCATCACCGAGTTGCGCCGCGACCAGCGCTGGGCCGTGCGCGACCTGCAGAACCTGCCGCGCAGCACGGTGGAGCTCATCTGATGCGTGTGCACGCCATGCAAGGCGACACCGTCGACCTGCTGTGCTGGCGTCACCTGGGCAGCACGGCTGGCCTGGTCGAGCGCACCTATCTCCTCAATCCCGGCCTGGCCGAACTGGGCGCCGTGCTGCCGCACGGCACGCCAGTGGAGTTGCCCGAGGTAACCACCACCACGGCGGCAATGACGCCGCTCGTGCAGCTATGGGACTGACCTGATGACCGAACCCACCTCCGTATCGAGCGGCTTTTTGATCGCCACCGGTGTGGGCCTGGCCTCCGTGCTGCCTGGCATCGACGGCGATGCGCTGATCGGCGCCTTCGCCGGCGGCGCGCTGTTTGTAGTGTCTGCCGCCAAGCAACCGCTGCTGGCGCGGCTGATCTATTTCCCGGTGAGCGTCATCGCCGGCTACCAGCTGGCGCCGGAGCTCCTGCGCTGGTTGCCGATCAAGTCCAGCGGTGTGGCCGCCTTCGCCAGCGCCGCGTGCGCCATCACCGTCACGCTGGGGCTGATCGAAAAGAGCAAGTCGTTCGACTTTTCCTTCCTACGTCGTGGAGGTCCGCCCAGTGCATAGCCTGGTCACCGTGCTGACGTTGATGGCCTCCCTGGCCATCTGCGTGCGCCTGCTCACCTATCACCGTCCGTCCGATGCCCGGCACCGCCGCGGCGCGGGCTGGTGTGCCTGGCTGCTGATCGCCAGCACCGGCGGCCAGGCGCTGCACATCCTGCTGGCCGGCGCCGGCTCGCACGTCAGTCCGTGGCACCTGGGCACGTTGACCGTGCTGGCGGTGCTCACCTACCGCGCCCAGGGCAATGTGGCGCGCATCCTCAAGGTCGATTGATGTTCACCGATACCCAACTCGCCTCGATCATGCAGTGCCCGGCACAGCGCGCCCAGCGCTGGCATGGACCGCTGCTCGCCGCCGCCAACCGCTTCGGCATCACCACCAAGCGCCGCGCCGCGCACTGGCTCGGCCAGGTCGGCCACGAAAGCCTGAGCCTGTCCCGCATGGAAGAAGGCTTGCACTACACCACCAGCGCTCGGCTGCTGGAAGTCTTCGGCTCCCGCATCACGCCGGCACAAGCACCGCAATTCCTGCGCAATCCGGTCGGCCTGGCCAACTTCGTCTACGCCAACCGCCTGGGCAACGGCAACGCCGCCAGCGGCGACGGGCACCGCTACCGTGGCCGAGGCCCGATGCAGCACACCTTCCGGGGCAACTACCAGCGTATCGGTGAGCTGATCGGCTTGCCGGTCGAAGAGCAGCCGGACCTGTTGCTGCAGATCGAGCCCAGCGCGCTAGGCGCGGCCGCGTACTGGCACGACAACGGCCTCAACACGCTGGCCGATGCGGGCGACGTGCTCGGCCTGGGCCGCAAGATCAACCTGGGCAATGTGCGGGCCAAGCGCTTGCCCGAAGGCCACAGCGATCGCGTTGCGCGCACAAAGCGTGCCCTGCAGATCCTGGGCGTGAGCTGATGATGACGCGCGTGATCATCCTGCTGGCGTTGATCGCCGCACTCGTGGGCGGCTGTGTGTGGCAGGAGCACCGCGTCGGCGCCGCCCAGCAAGACCGCGACGCCGCGCTGCAGGCCAAGCGCCAGGCCGAGGCGGAACGCGACAGCGCCAAGACCTCCACCACCGTCGTCACCCAGTACGTCGATCGCGTGCAGGTTGTGCGCGAAGCCGGCGCTACGATCACCCGCGAGATCCCGATCTATGTCACCCAGAAAGCCGATGCTGCTTGCGCTATCCCTACTGGCTTTGTGCGGCTGCACGACGCCGCCGCCACGGGCAACCCTGCCGGGCCGCCCGCCGGAGATCCTGATGCGCCCGCCGCCGGCATTACGCTCTCTGCCGTCGCCGGTACCGTCACCGACAACTACACCAGCTGCCACGCCACCGCCGCGCAGCTGAGCGCGCTGCAGGACTGGGTCAACCTCCATTTGCACGAGCCGGCGCCATGATCAAACCCGCCAGCCTGCGCGCGCATCTGGTCGCGGCGTTGCCGGACCTGGCCCGTGATGCAGACCGGCTGCTGGTGTTCATCGACGCCGGCAGCCTGGTCAGCACATTCCAGCCGGGGCTGTCGTTCGAGTATCAGTACACGCTAAACCTGATCCTGACCGATTACGCCGGCCACCCGGACAGCGTGATGCTGCCGCTGCTGGAATGGGTGCAGGTCAATCAGTCCGAGCTGCTATCCAACCCCGCGCGCCGGGGCGAGATTGCCTTCGAGGCCGACATCCTCGCCAACGATGCCGTGGATCTGTCGATCAAGCTGCCGCTGACCGAGCGCGTCGTGGTCACAGCGAAGGACGACGGCGGCTACGACATGACGCATGCGCCAGAGCCTGTGATCGATCCAACATGGATGAGCTGACCGCGCTGGAGAACTGGGCCGCGCCGTTGCTGGCCCGCCTGCAGCCCGGTGAGCGCAGCACGCTGGCGCGTAAGATCGGCACCGAGCTCCGGCGCTCGCAGAGCCAGCGTATTGGCAAGCAACAGGCGCCCGATGGCTCGCCGTACGCGCCGCGCAAGCAGCAGCTGCGGCAGAAGTCCGGACGCATCAAACGCGCGAAGATGTTTGCCAAGCTGCGGCAGGCCAAGTACTTCAAGGTCAGCGCAAGTCCAAACGCTGTAAGCGTAGGGTTTGTGGGGCGCGTGTCGCGCATTGCGCGCGTGCACCAGGGCGGGTTGACCGAACGAGTGCGGCCGGGTGGTCCGATAGCACGTTACGAGAGGCGTGTGCTCTTGGGGCTCTCCGCTGAAGACCGGCGGATCGTGCGTGATCAACTACTTGATCACTTAGGATAAGAGTTGGGCATAGAAGCCACTCAGATGTGTTGTGGCTGGATAATGGAATAAGTTGGCGTTTCATTTCTTGCAGAAACGCCTGCGTTTCCGCAGGCGTCAGCTAATATACAGCATTATTTTTATTCTGCTTCGGTTGGCGGACCCACCTCGACTCTTCCACCACCGGATCCGCCTGAGCTTCCGCCACTTCCTATGCCTACACCACCACCCCCACCACTGAAGCTGCCACCACCACTATGGCTATCGCCGCCACCACCTCGTGGTGGATTCCTAACCTGCGGGACAGGGGGAGCGCCCAGATAATTACCGGAAGAATTGTATGTATATGTTACACAAGCAGAGCCATTACAAACTGTAACCGTATCTCCTGGATGCATGTCCGTATACATGAGCGTTTGATTGGGATTTCGGATATTTCGCTCGTAGTTTTGATTAATTGCGTTTAAGGTTGTAGTAGTTGGCATAGGCGAACCAAGATCGCAGCCACCACAGCCAAACGAATAGTTTTTACCCCCCCATCAGCAACAGCGACGCCTATTGCACAACCCAATATTGAGATAATGGCAATGCCGAAAAAAATCTTATTTTTACCGAGCGCAACGGCAAAAGAACGTAAATTAATACTGTTCATAGATTCCATCTAAGTTGAGTGGATGTTGAATTACTTGCAGCAAGAATCAACGATCTGGCTAGCCATTTGGTTTGCTTGAGATAGTTGATTCGAACTTAGTTGCCTCTGCGAACGAATCAAAGTCGGTCGAAGGTCAATGTCAGCTTGAACAGCCTGCACAGCCTTATAGTAAGCGTAAGACTTGACGGGGGACTTATCTGCCATTATTCCGTTTTCGTACGCCCGAGCAAGAGCCATCAGCGCATCTACACTTCCAGTGCTGGCCGCTTCATTTAGGTAATTAATAGATTTTTTTCGATACTCAACAAGTTGTTCCGGATGGGACAAGTATTCGGAAGGAGGCCCAATCACAGAGTCAGGATCCGTCGCGTAAACAATCATCGCTTCTATCGAACCCTGTTCAGCCGCCTTTTGCAGCCATGCAACATTCATCAAGTCGGAGTGCTCTGTGAGGTTTTTGCATTCCTCAAAATTTTCTTCAAGCGTATTTAAGTAACTTTTTTCGGCGCCAATTTTTCTATAGCCGTCAAGCACGGCCTGCGAAGGAGGTTGCAAACTTGCATTACACTGAGCAACTGCCAAATAGATAGAATAAGTAGCAGACGCATCACCAGCCTTTGATTTCTCCAACAGCGAGTTGACGTAATTTAATACATCCCCTTTCGGCCGCTGCTCATTACGCACAATTAAAAAAGCCTTGTTGCCAATTGGCTTTACAAACTTTCCTTCGACTTTATTGGCAGCAACAAGAGAGGATGCATGCTGTGTTGCAACCACTGGGGCATTCCTGGGCGCAATGGCTTTATCGTGACCGCCGGCATTACCTTCGCCAGGATGCAATTTATCATTTATGCGATAAGAAAAAAAACTTAAAATTGTTACCGCAATTACAACTGCAAAACCGCCTGCAAAATGCTTCCGATTCATTTTTTACATTTTCCTTGATACTGCATTAAGCGACCTCGACCGCGATCATGCCAGTACGCACCCAGACTTGCAACGAATTTTAAAGGCCGTTGAAGTGGCATCTACAACACACACGCCTGGTGCCTTCTTGCGTCACTAAAAGATAATTTCGACTCCTGAATTAAGTGCAGTCACATGCCTTCATTTACAGCAGTGGACCTTTCGAAGCTGCAAGCTCCTGATCTAATAGAGGCGTTGGACTTTGAGACGATTTTTGCAGAGGCGCTTGCTCAATTCCGCGAGCTACTGCCTGAGTTTTCCGCACTCACCGAGGCGGATCCGGTTTACAAGCTCCTGCAGCTATTTGCCGCCCGCGAGCTACTGATCCGCCAGCGCGCCAACGACAAGGCACAGCAGACGATGCTGGCCTTCGCAACCGGCACCAACCTCGATCACCTGGGCGCGCTGTTTGGAGTGGCGCGCCTAGTGCTCGATCCGGGCCAACCCGAGAACGGCATTGCACCGACCTACGAGCCGGACATGGACTTCCGCCGCCGGATCCAGCTGGCGCCGGAGGGATTTAGTGTTGCCGGCCCCGAGGGCGCCTACATCTATCACGCGCTCAGCGCAGCGGCCGATGTCATGGATGCCAGCGCCACCAGCCCGGCGCCTGGCCAAGTCCTGGTCACGGTCCAATCCCGCACTGGCGATGGCACGGCTCCCCAGGCGTTGCTGGACGAAGTCGCGGCGATCCTCAACAAAGACGATGTGCGCCCGCTGACAGACGAGGTGACTGTCCAGAGCACCCAAGTCGTTCCGTATGCCATTCGTGGACGCGTCTACACCTACGCCGGCCCCGACTCGACGGTTGTCATGCGCGAGGCGATGCGAAGCCTGCTGGCTTATCTGGACGAAGCGCAACGCATCGGCCGCGATGTGCCCGAGTCAGCGATCAAGGCCAAGCTGTTCGCCGATGGCGTGCAGCGTGTTGAGCTGGACTCGCCTGCTGCCGACATTCGGATCAGTCGAACGCAGGCTGCGTACTGCACCTCGATCGACATCGTGCACGCCGGCATCGATGAGTAGTTCACCGCTACCGCCCAATGCCACCCCGATGGAGCGAGCCCTGGCGGCCGTCACCGAGCGCCTGGCCGCCATCCCGTTGCCGTATCCCGACCTGTGGAACCCGGACACCTGCCCGGCGAGCCATCTGCCTTGGCTGGCGTGGACCTTATCCGTTGACGACTGGAAGGCCGAATGGAGCGATGCGGTCAAGCGCTCGCGCCTGCGCAGCGCTATGGCAATCCAGCGCCGCAAGGGCACCGCCAACAGTGTCCGCATGGTGGTCGAGTCGTTCGGCGGCGCGGTGGCCATCCGCGAGTGGTGGCAGACCGAGCCGCGCGGCGCGCCACACACTTTCGAGCTCACGCTCACGTTGACCGGGACCGATGGCCAGACCGCAACGTCTCGCTTCGTCAATGAGGTTATCGCCGAGGTCGAGCGCACCAAGCCTGTCCGCTCCCACTTCACCTTCACCCAGGGATTCCAAGTAGAGGCCCGCATCGGTGTGCTCGCCGTCGCGCGGCCAGCCGTCTACCGGCGCCTGCTCATGGATGCCCAGTAACTGGACCCCGACATGCCCGGTCTCAAGCTCCAAGTCACCACCGCCGGCCGCGCCGCGTTGGTCAATGCACCCAACACCGGGACCAATCCGGTGCTGATCAGCCATGTCGGCATCGCAGGCGCGCCATTCAGTGTCTCTGCTGCGTTGACCGCAATGCCGAGCGAAATCAAGCGGGTAGCGGCTGTGGGCGGGGCCGTCACCGCCGACGACACGATTCATGTCTCCATTCGTGATGAATCCGATGCCGTCTATGACTGCTACGGTTTCGGCATGTACCTGTCCAACGGTACGCTCTTTGCGGTGTACAGCCAGCCGACGCTTTTACTGGGCAAGGCAGCCGCCGCAATGATGTTGCTCGCCGTGGATGCGGTCTTTGCCGACATCGATGTAAAACAGCTCGCCTTCGGCGCAACCAACTTCACCGACCCGGCCGCCACAACCGACGTGGCCGGAATCGTCGAACTCGCCACTGAAGAAGAAGCCACCGCAGGCACTGACAAAATCCGCGTCATCACCACGTGGTTGTTGAAGAGGATCTTGGATGCCCGCCTGGGAGCCGACGCGCCGTCGGCTTTCATGCGTGGACTGCTGGGCATTACCAGCGCCGCCTTGCTGCGTACCGCTTTGGAGCTGAAGGGAGCTGCCCTCAAGGATGAAGGGGCCGGCAACAACTTGGACGCCGACAAGCTCGACGGGCAGCATGGCGCCTACTACCGGGCGTGGGAGAACTTGACCGGCATCCCCACCACCGCGAGCCAGTGGCCGTCGTGGGACCAGGTCGGCAACAAGCCGCAAACCTTCACTCCCGCCGAGCATTCGCACGCCAACTACGTGCTGAAGAGTGGCGACGCCATGACGGGGCAGCTCACGGTGCCGCGCTTGGGCATCAATCTGAGCGGCGGTGCACAAGGCGCATTCGACGCCATCGTCTCCACCGCCGGCCGGGTACTCATGCGTGACTATGGCAATGGCGCGCCCGTCATGGATTTCGTCAACACGGCGAACAATTCCTGGGTCGCAGGTCGCATCCGGACCGGCGCCAATGCGCTCTACCTCGAAACCACGCAGCTCGCCGTCACAGGTACAGGCTCGTTCGGCGGGTCCGTGCACGCCGATAGCTTTGGCTCCGCATCGGGCTATTTCATCAGCAAGAGCAACGTCACCGTCCTCGGGGCTGAGGGTGGCACAAGTATCTATCTTCGCCCCAACGGCGCTTTCAACGGCGCGGCAGAGGCCGTACTGAACACCGCAGGCAGCCTACTGCTGAAGGCGACCGTGAGCAGTCCAGGCAACGGCGTCAACAGCTTTGCCCATCTGAGCTCCGGCAGCTTCGGTGGCGGCTTCGGACTGATCGACGGCGCCTACAACATCGGCTTTTGGAGCGAAAACGGTCACCTTCGTATCGGCATGGCGACCTACAACGGCGCATTGCAGCAGCGCATGGGTCTGACTACTTCTGGCGCGCTATCAGCCGTTGGCGGGTTTGACTTCGGCTCTTCCCGAAAGCTGAAAAACATCATCGGCGCATTGCCCTACGGCTTGGCCGAGGTGGAACAGGTCACCACGCTACTGGGGCGCTACAAGGAGCAGTACAACCCGGATGGCCGCGTGCGCCTGTTCTTCGATGCAGAGCAGCTGCTGGAGGTGATGCCCGAGACAGTGGATGCACATGGCGTGAGCTTTCAGGGCGAACTGGTCCCGGCAGTGCACATTGACCAGCTGCTACCCGTCGTCTTCAACGCCATCAAGCAGCTATCCACTGCTGTTCGACAGTTGCAGGCGGATCTCGCTGACCTACGCCCCAGTCACTGACCCAACAGGTAGATCCTATGCAGAGTAATTCTCGAATCCGCACACTTGCACCAGGCGTTGACGTTGAGCGCATCGCCGTGGAGTCCCATTTCTTCTACGACCCGCTGACCGGCGTGGCAAACGTAGTCTTCCAGGGCATGGAGTTTCTGCTGCTGGATGGCGCTGTGAACAAGATGCTGGATGGCCGGGAGCCGCTCACCACAACCTCAGATGCCATCGCGACGCGCATGTTCGCCGCCGGCCTTGCAGATCCTGTAACCGGCCAGGATCTGTCAAATGTCAGCGCTGCAGGCGTCGTCGTCTACCTGAAGGCCGTCTATGACCGCCTGCACAACGAGGCTGCTGCCGCCCTGCCGCCGGCGATCGCCTAATCATGGCAACAGGATTCCGCACGGGCGCAGGGCTCGATTTCGATGATGTCTTCGACCTGTACGTGCAAGGTGATGTTGGCAGCGCATCGGGCTACCGCTCGAACGATGGCAACGACTTGCACCGTCGGTATGCACCGTTGGCATTTGGAAGCAGAGCGGCGGACGTGGGCTACCGTGACAATGCGGGCTCTGACCTCAGTAACCGATGGGCGAGAAAGGGCAGCGCGGTCTACACGCTGTCCAATAATGGCGTTCACTATTACGCGGGCAGCCAAGCCGCCACGTCCGAAGGCGGCACCCAGACGGCAAGCGCATCGTTCTGGATTCGAGCGAATGGAACCTGGGCGATTGGCCTCTCTGGGAAAGCGGTGAGTGGTTCTCCAACTTCCGGCACGTGGTTACCCAACGGTCAACCGGCGAGCAACTATTCCGTTCAGCTGGATCTTGCAGTGTCTTGGCTACGCGGCAATCGCAATGGGACATCTTCCAACACCGCCGCCAACTACTCGGCAATGACAGGCGACTACGGTTGCAGCATCACGTCCACAGCGCTGTCGGGGTCTGGCAACGAGTGCTATGGAGAAGGAAGGCTGGCGATTCGGATTCGCAACAATGTCACTGGCTATATTTCTACCACTGCTATTTCGTTCGTCGCTGAAGCAGTAGGCTTCGCCTGACGCTTGGGCCAGCGCATACTGGAAAGCATGTCGTGACGCGTACATCCGCTTGATTGGATGCACCCAGCAACGATCTGTGTAGGTAATGGTTGTACGCATCAATTCAAGTGCGTCATAGCACGCAGCCGCTGACCATGGCTGCATGGGCAACGCATCCTCCGCATTGAGTAACGCCATTCGCCTCGGCACCGTGGCCGAGGTAAATCTCGCCAACGCGCGATGCCGCGTGCAGGTCGGCGAGATGCTCACCGACTATCTGCCTTGGGTGGTCACGCTGGCCGGCAGCACCATCATCTGGTCAGCGCCAGCGCTCGGCGAACAAGTCGTGGTGCTGTCGCCGGCCGGCGATCTGGCCGATGGCCTGGTGCTACGCGGCATCTATTCGGACCAGTTCGTAGCGCCTGCTGCCTCCGACACACTACACGTGCTGCGGTTCGCAGATGGCGCGCAGCTGCAGTACGACACCGACGCGCACGCGCTGCAGGCCACGCTGCCCAGCGGCGGTACTGCAACCATCACTGCCGACGGCGGCATCACGCTCAACGGTCCGCTGACCGTGAACGGCAACACGCAGTTCAACGGCGACGCCGGCATCACCGGCACGGCTACCGTCGACACCGACGTACTCGGCGGCGGGATCAGCCTCAAGAACCACAAAACCACCGGCGTCGTCGCCGGCAGCGCGCTCAGCGGCGGCCCGCAGTGATCGGCGTCGATGCCACCACGGGCCGTGTGATTGAGGGCGAGCAGCATCTGGCCCAGTCGATCGCCTGCATTCTCACCACACCCATCGGCACGCGCGAGCAGCGGCGCGACTTTGGCTCGCTGCTGCCTGAGCTGATCGACCAACCCTTCAACGGCGCCACACGCACGCTGCTCTACGGCGCCACCGCCACTGCGTTGATGCGCTGGGAGCCGCGTTTGCGCCTGACCCGCGTCGACCTGGTCGTTGGCGAGGCGCCGGGCAGCTTCCTGCTGACCATCGAAGGGCAACGCACCGACGTTGCCCCAGCCAATGCGCGCTCGCGCCTGACCATTCCGCTCCGCTTCCGCACGACCTGATCGAGGAATTCATGTCCACTGCCTACCACCACGGTGTTCGCGTCATCGAAGTCAGCGCCGGCACGCGCACCATCCGCACCGTCTCCACCGCCGTCGTCGGCCTGGTCGCCACGGCCGCCGATGCGGATGAGACCATTTTCCCACTCAACAAGGCGGTGCTGATCACCGACGTCCTCGGCGCGATCGCCAGCGCCGGCACCAAGGGCACCTTGCGCGCCACGCTGCAGGGCATCGCCGACCAGACCAACCCGGTCACCATCGTCGTGCGTGTGGCCGAGGACGCAGATGCGGCCAAGACCACCGCCAACGTGATCGGCGAGCCCAAGTCCAGCGGCTACACCGGTCTATACGCGCTGCTCGCCGCGCAGGCGCAGCTGGGCGTGCGCCCGCGCATCCTGGGCGCGCCTGGCCTGGACACGCTGCCGGTGGCCAAGGCGCTGGCCACCATCGCCAAGAAGCTACGCGCGATGGCCTATATGCGCCCCGTGGCCGACACCGTCGCCGAGGCCGTCACCTACCGTGGGCAGTTCAGCGACCGCGAGCTGATGCTCATCTGGCCGGACTTCCTGGCCTTCGATACCGCCACCAGCACTACGACGGCGGCGTATGCCACCGCGCGTGCCCTCGGCCTGCGCGCCAAGATCGACACCGAGCAAGGTTGGCACAAGAGCCTGTCCAACGTGCCGGTGGCCGGTGTCACCGGAATCTCGAAGGATGTGCACTGGGATCTGCAGGACCCGGCCACCGATGCCGGCGTGCTTAACGAAGGCGACATCACCACGCTGGTGACCTTCAACGGCCAGCGTTTCTGGGGCTCGCGCACGTGCGCTGAGGACCGCATGTTCGCCTTCGAGACAGCCACGCGCACCGCGCAGATCCTGGCCGACACCATCGCCGAGGGCGTGGCGTTCTACGTTGACAAGCCCATGCACCCATCGCTGGTCAAAGACCTACTGGAAACCATCAACGCCAAGTTCCGAGACCTGAAGTCGGCCGGCTATTTGATCGACGCCAACGCCTGGTACGACGGCTCAGTCAACAGCGCCACCACGCTGGCCGATGGCGCGCTGCGCATCGACTACGACTACACCCCGGTACCGCCGCTGGAGAACCTGCAGCTGTATCAGAAGATCACCACCAGCTACCTGGCCGACTTCGCCGAGCGCGTCAACGCGTAACGCACCCGATCTGATTCCCGGAGAACCCCATGGCGTTGCCCAAGAAACTCAAGGCGCTCAACCTGTTCAACGACGGTGAGAGCTATCTCGGCCAAGTGGTCGAAGTGAAACTACCCACGCTGTCGCGCAAGATGGAGGAATACCGTGGCGGCGGCATGAATGGCCCGGTCGACATCGACTTCGGCCAGGAGAAGATCGAGCTCGAATGGAAGTGCGGCGGCCTGATGCGCGGTGTGCTGAATCAGTACGGCGCCACCACGCACAACGCGGTGCAGCTGCGCTTTGCCGGCGCCTACCAACGCGATGACAGCGGCGGGGTGGATGCGGTGGAAGTGGTCGTGCGCGGCCGACACAAAGAGATTGATCCCGGTACCGCCAAGTCCGGCGATGACACCGAGTTTTCGGTCAAGACCTCGGCCAGCTACTACAAGCTGACCATCAACGGCGCCACCGTGATCGAGATCGATTTGATGAACATGACCGAGATCGTCAACGGCGTGGATCTGCTGGCCGCCCAACGCCACGCCATCGGCGCCTGACCCTTCCGGCCTGGCGCCGCCGGGCCTCAGCCCTGAGACCTTTCCGATGACTCCGACCTTTTCCCCGTCCATTCCACTCGACCAGCCGATCACGCGCGGCGAGCAGACCATCACCGACCTCAAGGTGCGCAAGCCTGGCGCCGGTGAACTGCGCGGTCTCAAGCTCGCCGAGCTGCTTCAGATGGATGTCACTGCGCTGGCAACGCTGCTGCCACGCATTTCCTCGCCCACGCTGACCACCGCCGACGTCAATGCGATGGATCCGGCTGACCTGCTGGCAGTCGGCCAGGAGGTCGCGCTTTTTTTCTTGCCGAAGGCACAGAGGGAAGTGGTTTCCCCAACTGTGTAGAGGATGCGATGGCCGACATCGCGGCCATCTTTCACTGGCCGCCGTCTGAAATGGACGGTTGGTCGCTGCACGAACTCACGGCGTGGCGCGAGCGTGCACGCCTGCGAAGCGGAGTTGAATGATGCTGCACCACCTGACCCACGAGGCCGCCTAAATGGCGGCCGCTGACAATCTGCGCCTGCAGGTCATCCTGGCCGCTGTCGATCGCGCCACAGGCCCGTTCCGCCGTGTGCTCAGTGGGAGCCGCGGCGTTGCCACCGCACTACGCAACCAGCGCGACGCGCTGCGTCAGCTCAACAGCCAGCACCGCGACATCGGGGCCTACCGCGAGCAGGTGGCGATGGCGCAGCGCGCCAAGGCCGCGCTCGATGCGCAACGGCAATCGGTGCGCACGCTCGCCCAGCAAATCAAGGCCACAGACACGCCCACCGCTGCCATGAATGCTGAGTTCGAGCGTGCAGTGCGTAACGCACGTGAACTCAAGACCGCACACGGCGCGCAGGAGGCCGGCCTACAGCGCCTGCGTGGTCGCCTGGAGACAGCCGGAATCAGCACACGCGAGCTGGTCACGCACGAGCGCCGCCTGCGCAGCGAAATCGACAGCACCAATACCGCCATGCGCACCCAGCAGCAGCGGCTGGTGGCGATCGACGCTGCCCAGCGTCGCAGCGCCCGCATCCAAAGCGCCGGCCTGCAGGCCAGCGCCTATGGCGCCGGCATGGCGTTCGCCGGCAAGCGCGCACTGGGCGCCTCGGTCCTGCCGATCAGCGATGCGATGGACTTCGAGTCGGCCATGGCCGACGTGCGCAAGGTCGTGGACTTCAAAACGCCGCAGCAGTTTTTGCAGATGGGCCGCGATGTCGAGAACCTCTCGATGCGCTTGCCGATGCTGCCGGCCGAGATTGCCAAAATCGTCGCGGCCGCCGGCCAGGCGGCCATCCCGCGCCAGGAGCTGGTCCGCTTTGCCGAGGACGCAGCCAAGATGGGCGTGGCCTTCGACAGCAGCGCGGAAGAAGCCGGCCAGACCATGGCCACCTGGCGCACAGCGTTTCGCATGGGCCAGGCCGAGGTCGTCGTGTTGGCCGACAAGATCAACTATCTCGGCAACACGGGACCTGCCAGCGTCAACAAGATCAGCGCGGTGGTGAACCGCATTGGCGCCCTGGGTGAAGTGGCCGGCCTACAGAGCGGCCCACTCGCAGCGCTCGGCGCAACGGTTGCCGGCATGGGCATCGAGTCGGAAGTCTCTGCCACCGGCATCAAAAACATGCTGCTCACCCTGGCCTCGGGCGAGTCGGCCACCAAGAGCCAGCGCGAGGCCTTCGACAAGCTCAGCATCAAGGCCACCGACATGGCCCAGGTCATGCAGAAAGATGCGGGCGGGGCAATCATGTCGGTGCTGCAGAAGCTGCGCGCACTGCCCAAGGCCGAGCAGGCTGCCACCTTAACGCAGCTGTTCGGCCGCGAGTCGATCGGTGCGATCGCACCGCTGCTGACCAATTTGGAGCTGCTGCAGGGCAACTTTGCCAAGGTCGCAGATGCGCAGCGCTACGGCGGCTCGATGTCGGCCGAGTACGCATCGCGGGTGGCCACCTCGGCCAACTCGCTCCAGCTGCTGAAGAACACCGCCGTGGTGGTGTCGCAATCGATCGGTCAGGCACTGCTGCCTCAGTTCAAGGAACTGACCGAGCGCACGGCTGGAGTGGTCGGCCAGGTCACGACGTGGATCCGCGCCAATCCGGTGCTGGTGGGTGCGATCGCCAAGACGGCGATCGCCGGCGCTGCGCTGGTCACGATCCTGGGCGGCCTGCTGGTGGCCGGCGGCGTGGCCGCCATGGCGTTCTCGCAGATCCACGGCGCCGTGGCGCTGCTGTCGGGCGGCGGTGGCTTGGGCGCACTGCTGCGTCAGGGGCTGGCGTTCGGCGGCCGCGTGCTGCCCATGCTCGCCAATGGTGCGCGCCTGCTGCTGCCGCTGCTCGGCGGGGTCAGCCTGCCGGTGCTGGCAATCGGCGCGGCGGTCGCGGCGGTAGCGCTGCTGGTGTGGAAATACTGGGGACCGATCAAGGCGTTCGCCATCGGTGTGTGGCAGGGCATCGTCGATGTCGCCGCGCCGGTCCTCGCCGAGCTGAAGACCGCGATCGCACCCCTGGCGCCCGTGTGGGACGCCGTGGCTGCAGCGATGGGCCAGGCCTGGGCGTGGGTCAAGCAGCTGCTGACGCCGTTTGAGGCCACCACCGCCCAGTTGCACGGTGCAACGCAGGCCGGGCGCGGCTTCGGGCAAATCCTGGGCGCGGTGCTGGTCACCCAGCTGCAGCTGGCGGTCAAGGCGATTGGCTGGCTGGTGCAGGCGTTTGTGTTCGTTCTGCCGGTGATCAAACAGATCCTCGGCGGCGTCTGGCAAACCGTCCAGGGCACCTGGTCGCTGATCGTGGGCGTGTTCACCGGCAACGGCGATCGCATCCGCCAGGGGCTGCTGCAGCTGTGGGCCGGCATCAACCTGCAGTTGGCCAACTGGCCGGCCCGCATGCTGCAGACAGGCGCGGACATGATCAGCGGTCTTGTGCAGGGCATCCGCTCCAAACTCGGCGACGCCAGCAATGCGATCGCCAGCGTCGGCACCGGCGTGGTTGATCGGTTCAAGGGCCTGCTGGGGATCCACAGTCCCTCGCGCGTGTTTGCGCAGCTGGGCGACTTCACCATGCAAGGCCTCACCGTCGGCCTGCAGCGCGGCCAGGGCGCGCCTGTGCAGGCCGTCATGGCGCTCGGAAACCGGATGCGTGCGGTGGGAGCTGGCCTGGCCTTGGCGACGGCCGCAGCCCCAGTGGCGGCGATCGACAGCCGCGCGCCATTGTCGCCGCCTGTGCGTGCCGCCAGTGCGCCGGCAGCCGGCAACAGCTACGTCATCCACGTCCATGCCGCACCGGGCATGGATGCCAATGCACTGGCGCGCGAAGTCGCTCGCCAGATCGAAGAGCGCGACCGACGCGCAGCGGCGACCCGCCGCTCCAGCCTGCGCGACGACTGAGGATCCACCCGAATGATGATGTCCTACGGCACGTTTGTGTTTGCCCTCGACAGCGCCGCATTCCTGCAGCTGCAGCGGCAAATGAGCTGGCGCCATGCCACCAGCGAGCGCGTCGGTGCGCGCGCGGTCAGCCAGTTCCTGGGTCCAGGCGATGACACCATCGAACTCTCAGGCCTGATCGCGCCCGAACTCACCGGCACGCGCGCCTCACTGGACACGCTGCGCGAGCTAGCCGCAGATGGCGAGCCATTGCCGCTGGTGGATGGTGCCGGCGTGGTCTATGGGCCGTACCTGCTCCTGTCAGTCAACGAGACCGCATCGCTGTTTTTTGAAGATGGAACCCCGCGCCGTATCGAATTCCAGCTCAGCTTGCGCCGCGCCGACGACATCCCAGAGGCGACCGCCGCATGAGCTACTCGATTCCGCAGTGGCGCGTGGTGCTCGATGGTGTCGACCTCACCGAGCGTATCGCACCACGCCTGCGCGATCTCACCTTGACCGAATGCCGTGGCGGCGAAGCCGATCAGCTGGACCTATGCATCCATGACCACGACGGCAAGATGGCGCTGCCCAAGCGTGGCGTGCGCCTGTCCGTGGCACTGGGCTGGAAGGCCACCGGCCTGATCGACAAAGGCACGTTCGTCGTGGACGAAGTGGAATACAGCGGTGCGCCGGACATCATCACTGTACGCGCGCGCAGCGCAGACCTCACCGCAGACATGCGCACGCGTCGTGAGCGTAGCTGGCACAACACCACCTTGGGCGCAGTGCTCAATGCCCTGGCGGGTGAGCACGGACTGACGCCGCGCGTGGCCGGCGCGTTAGCAAGTACCAAGCTGTCGCATCTCGACCAGGCCAATGAGAGCGATATGAATCTGCTGACACGCCTGGGCCAGCGCTTTGATGCCGTTGCCACGGTAAAAGCTGGCGCGCTGCTGTTCGCGCCAATCGGCGCCGGCACCACGGCGAACGGTAAGCCGCTGCCGACTTCCACGCTGACGCGGCGCGATGGTGATCAGCATCGTTACTCGGTCGCCGACCGTGATGCTTACACCGGCGTGCGCGCGTACTGGATGGACAAGGGCAAGGCACGGCGGGAGTCGGTGCTCGTAGGCACGGACGAAAACGCCAAGCGTCTGCGCGAGTCATACGCGGATGAGGCAACCGCGCGCCAGCATGCGCACGCGGAGCTGGAGCGGGCCAAACGCGGCGCGGCGAAGTTCGACTACGTCCTGGCAGTCGGGCGTGCAGAGCTGTTCCCAGAGCAACGCATCACGGTCAGCGGTTTCAAGCCAGAAATTGATGGGCAATCCTGGCTGATCGCGAAAGCCACCCACACGGTGAGCGGCTCCAGTGGCTTTACCACGGCACTCGCATTGGAAACGAGCACGTAGCGCAGGGGCCGAACTGCTTATCCAGCTGCAGCTTCCTGGGAATGACAAGCCAATAGCGAACCATTGCTCAGCACGCGATACAGCCCCAGTTCGCTCTGCGCGCACGCCACAACCTGGGCGTAGGTGTCATACCCTGACCCTGGCAACTGGTGCCGGGCCAATGTCAGTCCACCACTTTTTGATACCAGGATTTCAGGAATGAACATAGCACCGGCCGTTGTGGCGTGTGCCGTCAGTAAGTAATCACCAACTGCTCGAATCATGCAGGCTTCCATGCGTGTTAGTTGATAGGCAATCAGGACTCTACGCGCCATCGCGTTGGCGCTGCGTCAGCGTATTCCCGACCTCGAATGTGGGAATTGTCTGATGGCCGTACCGGCACGGTGTGCGTACTGTTGATACTGGATGTCAGGTCATCTCGCGCTGCCAGGACGGCGGCGAACGGATCGCAAGGAGCTACGCGCCGACACCTTTCAAGCCGCCGGTACACACCGGCGGCTTTTTTTGACAGGCGTTCGATTTACGAATTCAGAGACTAAACGTCGGTTGCTGTCTGCCGATAACGCTCTCTTTTCCGAGGACCAGCTGTCCTATGCGAACGTTGATCACGACTTCTTTTTTTTCCGACCGCCTACGTTGAACTGTACGTTTCGCTGATCGATCGGGCCTGTCGTCGTTAGCAGCTGAGAAACGTTACTGTCGTCGTTGAGCGTCACCACGGGCGCAGCATTCATGACGCCAGCGTGGGCGGGTCCAAGATTGGACAGTATTGCCGCGCGTACCTCTTGCGGTGCAGCGCGGAACGCAGCCAGCAACGCAGCCTCAGACGGGTCCAATTCCAACCGCTGCTCCAACAACACGTACATGATGTCGACGCCACGCGCATGCGCCGCGAGTAAATAGGCTCCACCCGGCATGTTCTGATCTTTCTCGAAGTACAGCTGTGCCCACTTCGAGATGCCACACGCATCGGCCATCTCCTGCTGCGTCAGCCGCAGGCGCTTGCGTTCTTCCTTCAGGCGTTTCCCTACAGTCACTCGGGTTTTTCCTCATATTGACAAAGTTGGTGTTAACACCAACAATTTCCAAAACCGCAGACGACCGCCACCGATGCCCCGCAAAGTGCAAGCTCAGCAGCAGTTCCAGGTTCGAACCCTTGATCAGGCCCGGCAGTGGTTGGTGTCCAACGGCATCACGGTGTCTGGATTCGCGCGGCAGCTTGGTGTCAGCCGCACGGTCGTTGACGACCTGCTCCGTGGGCGCTCTCAGGGCAAGTACGGCGATGCACATACCGCTGCAGTCGCACTTGGCCTCAAAGCACCGCCGGATTATGCCGCAAAAGTCCAAACTTCCAAGCGATCGAAGGGGTGAGCATGTTCGGCAGGAAGAAGGTTGTTTTCAGTTGTGAGTCCTGCGGCAGCAGGCTCATCAAGCGCACCAGTTCGCTATCGCATAAGTACCTACGACACGACTCCTACGTCTGCGAAAACCCGATGTGCGGCGCCACCTACACCGGTCACTCGGAGCTGACCGGCATTGCCAGTCCAAGCGGCGTGCCGACCGCACACAGCGAGTTGCCGCCCACACCCGCGTTTGAGCGCGCCTTGGCTTTGCAGGCCTACCGCGAATCGCTCGGCGAGCGCCAGTTGGATCTGATCACCACCGGCGGGGAGCCGGTCTTCCCGCTCATCTGAGGCACCCCTATGCGAAACACCCTTGATTGGGCGGCACTGCCGCCCACGGCGAAGCTTTGCCTGCAGATTGCGCTGCTCCACGGCGGCCTGCAGCAGACCGAGCATGGCTACATCGGCCGCAGTGCGCCTGCCGATACGCAGGAGCGGTTCGGCGCCGTTGTCATCGCCCAGCTCATGCAACACGGCCTGGCCACTGCTGATTGTGTCGATGAGCGCCATGTCGCACTGACCGACTCGGCCAAGGTGCTGTTCCACGCCAACACACCGCACGCTGGGGTGAACGCATGAGGGCGCCTTGTGGTTGGTACAGCGCGCAGGAGCCGCGCTTTGTCGATAGCGCTGCGCACACGCCGCAGCGTGTCCGCCCATGCGCCAAGCATGCGGAAGCGCAGGCGCTGCACGCTGCTGTCGAAGCACACCGCCTGGCAGGCGGCGCCTACGTCGTCCTCGACGGCACCCCGGCCTGGCCCGCGCCTCTGCGCCGGCCAGGCGCGTAAGGACGCACATGCAAGAGGATCTGCGGCAACAGGTGCTGACCCGGCTGGAACGGGATTACGGACTCAAGCACCGTAGCGGTACCGAGTACATGCGAGGCGGCAAGTGCCCGTCGTGCAGCAAGAAGGAGCTGTACACCAACCACCTCAAGCCGTGGGTGGTGAAATGCGGCCGCCAATCCAAGTGTGGGCGCGAGCTGCACGTCAAGGATCTGTACGACGACCTGTTCGACGACTGGTCCAAGCGCTTCCAGCCAACGGCTGCGGCTCCCAACGCTGCGGCCGATGCATACCTGCAGTTCTCGCGTGGCTTTGACCTGGCACCGCTGAAAGGCCTTTACACCCAGGACAGCCACTACGATCGCAAGATCAGCGCGGGCACCGCGACGGTGCGTTTTCCATTGGTCAAGGGTGGCTGGTGGGAGCGCCTGATCGATCGACCGCACCGCTTCGGCAAGCAGAAGGCGCGCTTCGCCCCGGGCCAGAGCTATGCGGGCGTGTGGTGGGCTGCTCCGGCAACCCTGACCGCGATGCAGACGGCGCGCGAGGTATGGATCGTGGAGGGCATCTTCGATGCCATCGCGCTACTCCAGCACGGCGTCTGCGCGGTGTCGGCGATGTCGTCAAACGCCTATCCGGAGGACTCCCTGCGCGAGCTGGCCAAGGCGCGCGCCGCCGACCTTCCCACCCTGGTGTGGGGGCTGGACAACGAGCCAGGCGCACGCGGCTACACGCACCGCCACATCAAGCGCGCTGCAGCGCTGGGTTTCAAGTCGCGCGCGGCCCAAATCGTCCAGCGTGACGGCAAGAAGACCGACTGGAACGACCTGCATCTACGCGCCCTGGCCTCCGACGATGCCGAGCAGTGGGACAACGACCTCGCCGAGGCGCGCTACCAGGGCGACCTGCTCACAGCCCGGTCGGCCGTGGACAAGGGCCTGCTGATGTTCGAGCACGACGGCCGTTCCGACTTCTGGCTGGAGTTCGGCTCGCGCCTGTTCTGGTTCGATTTCGACGTGCAGCGCTTTGAGAAGCTGCGCCGCGAGAAGTTGGGCGACCAAGACACAGACGGAGATGACGAACTGGAGGCGGAGGATCTGCGCAAGATCAAGCGCGCTGCCTGCGCGGTTCAGCGTATCGCCGGCTGCTACCCGCAAGCGCTGTACTTCCAGCGCCACGAAGTCACCGACGAGAGCTGGTACTACTTTCGCGTCGACTACCCGGACGACAAACCCAGCGTCAAAGGCACCTTCACCGGTGGCCACGTGGCCAGTGCCTCGGAATTCAAAAAGCGCCTGATCTCGCTGGCGCCTGGCGCGCTGTTCACCGGCAGTGGCCACCAGCTGGATCGGCTGATCGAGGAACAGACCGAGACCATCAAGACCGTGGAAGCCATCGACTTCGTGGGCTACAGCAAGGAGCACCATGCCTATCTGCTAGGCGATATCGCCGTGCGCGACGGCGAGCTGGTGGCGGCCAACGAAGAGGACTATTTCGAGTTCGACAAGCTGCGGCTGAAGACAACACAGAAGTCGATCCGGCTGGACATCCAGCGCGACGCCGAGGCGTTCCGCACCGATTGGCTGCCCTGGCTGTGGCTGTGCTTCGGCACCCACGGCATGGTGGCGCTGACGTTCTGGTTTGGCTCGCTGTTCGCCGAGCAGATCCGCGCCGCGCACAAGAGCTTCCCGTTCCTCGAAGCGACCGGCGAAGCGGGCGCGGGCAAGACCACACTGCTGACCTTCCTGTGGAAGCTGCTGGCGAGGTCAGACTACGAAGGCTTCGACCCGGCGAAGTCGTCAAAGGCCGGCCGTGCGCGCGCCATGGGCCAAGTATCCGGCATGCCGGTGGTGCTGCTCGAAGCCGATCGCAGTGAGCCAGACAAGGCGCATGCCAAGACGTTCGAGTGGGACGAGCTCAAGGACTTTTTCGGCGGCGGCACTCTGGCGACGCGCGGCGTGCGCAACGGTGGCAACGAAACCTACGAGCCTCCGTTCCGCGGCACCATCGTGATCAGCCAGAACGCTGCGGTGGACGCCTCTGAGGCGATCCTGACCCGTATCGTCAAGCTGCACTTCAAGCGGCCCAACGTCACCACGGAAAGCCGCATCGCCGCCGACAACCTCAACGCCCTGCAGGTCGAAGAGCTGAGCCACTTTCTGGTGCGCGCAGTGCGTCAGGAGCGCGCCATCCTGGACCTGTTCGCCGAACGGGTGAGGATGTTCGAGGGCAAGCTGCGCGCTCAGCCGGAACTGCGGCTGGAGCGTGTCATCAAGAACCACGCGCAGATGCTGGCGCTGTTCGACTGCCTGCGCCTGGTCCTCACCATCCCCGACGACATGGTCGAGAAAACGCGCCTGGCGTTGCTGGACATGGCCCTGGAGCGCCAGAAGGCGATCAGTGCCGACCATGCCCTAGTGAACGAGTTCTGGGAGGTCTACGAGTACCTCGAAGCCACCGGCCACGGCAAAGCCGTGGTCAACCACAGCCGCGACGCGCAGCGCATCGCCATCAACCTCAACCACTTCGCCGCACGCGCGGCGCAGTTCAGCCAGGGGGTGCCGGATCTGAAGGTGCTGCGGGCGCTACTGAGCGATTCGCGCCGGCACAAGTTCATCGGCGCCAACGTGGCGGTGAACAGCGCGATTCTGAAGGATGAACTGACCGGCGTGGGCACCACCGTCAAGTGCTGGGTGTTTGCGAAATGAGCGCTCTGGCCCATGTTGGAAATTTTGGGATTTTTTCGTTGACAGCGCCCCATGGACGGAGCAACTATTACCGCGTCGCCGCAAAATCGGCGACCGGGATTGGCGTCCCGACTACCAAAGGCGCAACAGCGCCCATCGATCGATGCCCGGCGCTTTTTTCTCGCCCGGCGTTCGCTCGGGCGTGTGCCTGCCAGTTCTATGGCGGGCGGTGCGCGGGGGCCGCAAGGCCCGCCGGTAGCCTTTGGGCCGGTACGCCAACCCGCACCGTCCGCCACCCCGATTGGCGTCGGGGTGGCGGATTCCAAATACCAAAGGAATCCACCATGTCCTACGACGCTCAAGAAGCGCCGGCCGCTGCCGCGCGCCAGATCGCCCACTATTTCGGCCTGATCGCCAACACCCTCGACTGGAACCACACTGCTTGGCTCGCCCTGCAGGCGAAGCTGCAGGCCAGCGGCAAGGTGCCTGAAGCGCTGACGCTGGCCGACGTTGCCGCGGCCATTGCAACGATCAATGCCGACCAGGCCGAGGTGCGCCAGTGAGCCGCCGTGTCGTGATCAAGACCCATCGCATCGCGCCTGGCGTTTACCTGAGCTTGCAAGCCCGCAGCCAGGACGTGCTCGCCGAGCTGTATGCAGATGGCCTGCACGACCGTGCACCGGTGATGTTTGCCTGCAGCGCAATCGAAAAACCTTCCGCCATGTTCATCGCCGATGACGGCGCCGGCCTGGTCATCGGCACGTTGTACGTGGTGATGCCGGAAGCCGAGGCCGCCGCGCTGCAGGAATGGGTCATCGAGCGCATGCCTGCGCCGGAGGTACTGTGATGGACCGTGCCGACATGCCCCAGTTCACGGTCGGCGAGGCCGACTACACGATCAGCGAAGCCGAGCACGACAGCCTCTGGCGCGCGCACTACGCGGTGGCACTCCTCGCCGCACTCAGCAACGACATAACCAGCCAGGCCGGAATTACCGCTGATAGCACCGCTGCAGTTGCGGACTACGTGCGCTGTCACCAGCACTTTTAACCCACCGCGGCAACTTCAAATTGACCCGCCTCCCGTAGCCTTTGGCCCTTTTGCAGGGCCATGCTGACTGTAGAGGAACAAGTGGAGATCAAGATATTGGCTGCGACGTCCCCCCGAT